TAACTAACCATCGGTAATAAGCCTTTTCTGGTGAGTCAGCTGTGCAAGGTATCGTATCCCATGCACTGTAACACACCCAGAAGTTATGAATCTTTCTGATGTGAGGTTTAATCTCATTATCTGTTTTCATAAACATCCCTACAGTCTGCATCGCACCACCTTCTTGCGTAACCGGTAAATTCACCACAGTTCCAACAATGACCATCATGGTTACTGGTGTCTATCTTTGCAGCTTCTTTTCTAATGTTTGCTATGGACTTCTCTCGGATCATCTCCTCATGAAGTGTTGCTAAGTCTGTATTACCTTCTTCTGTTGACATCTTTTTCTTTCTCGTTAAATTCGGCTGACTTGGCAGCGACCATAAATTAATTGGTGGAAGCACCAAGTCAGACCATGTAATCATCTTGGGTTATATAGTGATATTAAACGGTTTACGTACCATTGCGATTTTTGCAAGTCTTCATATGCTTTTCCTTTGTTTCTAAAGCGCCACATATACTTAAATGCATTACCTCTTAGATATCCAATAAACTCTTCTGGCGTAAGCATCGCTTCCATTGCATCAATGCATTCTATTGTACCATTTGCATAGTGGGGAGGGGAGTTCACCATGTCCTCATTACTAGAAGGCTGAGTTGACCAGTAAGCAAAGGTGTCACCATGCTCATTTTTTAGAGAATTATGTACAGAATCGCCTGTATAAAACTGACCTTGTGTGTAGGCATTGTAAATTGTTTTTGGTTTGTCTTTCATAGTGTTAACTCCCAGCCTGTAGGTTTAATGATGTGCATCTTTAAAAACTTCTTGCACAGTTTGTTATCTAATGAACTTTCGTCTTTACGTTTACGTCTTTGAATTGCATTTTGCATACCCATTTGATGCATACACATTTTGCAAGTTAAACTCAGCTTAGCAAAAAGAATGTCTGGCTTTTTAATACCGCACTCTTCGCATTGTCTAAAGTCATTCATCGTCTAGTTCCACAAATATGTTAGGTGCGATACCATGTAGCTGACGGTTAATCTCATGTGCTACTGCGCGTATCTCCCACTGCACTTCTTTACCACTGCGTAGTTTTATAAAGTCATACCATGCTTGGAAGTTACCTACTGCAAGAAGCTCTGTTGTTGTGCCTTGTGGTAGGATGAATCGTGCATCTTCTTTTTTAACGCCATTTTTGATTAAGTTTTCATATAATATTTGAGCGTTATAGACAAAATCTGATATACCGTAGTTACAGTCATCGTATTTACTAAGACTTTCTGGAATAACCACATTAGTTTCTTCTTCATTGCAGTATCGCTGGCTACGTTGCAAGAAATCCAAGTGCTTACTGCGAACAAACTGATGTGAACAAATACGACTAATATCCTCAATCAAGAATGTGGCATGGGCAAAGCGCAGTGTTGATAAATGCCCTTTAGTTACGCAGTGATATGCTCTCTTGATACACTGCTCTGGTGATTGCTCACCTGTCTTACCGTAGCAGATCCCTGCAAGCAGACCGATATGTTCTTCTGGGCTTGGTGTGTGTTGAACTAGTGTTACTTTCATAGTTTATCCTCCCATGAGAAATTGTATCTTTCTTTTAGTTTAAACTTTAGTAGCCCTCTATCGTCTACTCCATCCTCTTCATAGTCATCCATGTTACAAAAAGCATAAGGTGATTTTTCGTAAGGTGCACTATCATGTAGCTCGCTTAATACACCTTGTATAACCCAGAACTTATCCATTACTTCTGTATATTCTTTATAAAACTCTTCAGTGACCTCAACTTCTTTACCAAACCCATCACCTATATCATATATGGGGTATAGCTCATCCTCGCTAACTGTTAATTTCATTTCTTATCCCCTGTTAGTGAGTACGGATGGCACGTTAAGTTCCATCTACCGTGTATTTCAAGTGACTTCATCACAAAGTCTTGTCTTGTTGCTGCTGATTCACATGATATCTTGTCTGCAAAAATTGTAGTAGTTTGTGTAACTTCGCCAAAAGCTACAATAGTATTGATTAAAATATAAGCTGTTGTGGTAATCATGTTATTTCCCCGTACTTCCAAATCCACCAGCACCACGCTCAGTAATGCTACTGAACTCGTCTACTTCTACATATTCATTTAAATTAATAGGTATAGTTAGTAATTGTGCGATTCTATCCCCAACATTAACCTCGTATGGCACATCAGAATGATTATATAAATGTACCAATACTTCACCACTATACCCACTATCTATGCACCCAGCACCAACTTCAATCTTGTGCTTAACAGATAGTCCACTTCTTGACCAAAGTAATCCAACATAACCTTCTGGCACATTTATTATTAAATTGGTAAATACAAGGGTATCACCTCTCGCTGGTATAGTAACCGCCTTACTAGCTTTAACATCTTGCCCTGCATCTAGTCTTTTGTTCCTTGTTAAACTTCCTTTTTTTATTTCACCTTTTACATCAACAATGCGTCCTAATTCATCTCTAATAATGCGTCTATCATCTGCGTGTCTTGCCGAATGTTCCGCTAAAGTTGTTAATTCTAAGTTAGCTAAATTATTGTTAAGCCTGTTACCATCAACATGATGAATAACGTAAGCTGGATTTAAATACCAGTTGTTATTTATTTCAATTAAATAATCGTAATCATTAACACTTCGTAAATATTCCTCATATATTAACCTATGAAGCATCATGTACCCATCGTAATGCGCTAACGGATGAGTAGACGCTCTTACTAATATGTATCCATAAGACGAAGTACGAATATCAGAAATATGACTACTGTTTAATTCACCCTTCAATCCAAATTGATGGTTATTTTCACCATTCATAATTTCTTTTCTAGCCATAGAGCTACATAATCTTGAACAAGTTATTTTATCTTTATGCACTCTTTTTTCTAAATGACTTAGTTTTAAATGAAATGGTGCTTTGCAGATGTAACACGTTACGTTATTTTCAGCCATTTTAATTTACCTTGTATTTTTTTAAAATTTCATCAATTTTGTTCATTGTTTTTGATTTCAATATACCTTGTTCTGACATCCACTTTCTTACTTCAATCAACACACCAACCAATTCGTCAATATCACGTTCATAAGAATTCGATTCAGTTTTCATTTTATTTCTCCAAAACGTAGTCAGTCAATTCATCAACAATTTTAATCAACTCATCAATAGTGTGATCTGGCACACCTTCACTTTTTTGAAAAACAATAACCTCTAAACCAGACAAGAGTTTAAGTATGCGCAGTGCTTGTTCTTTATTCATAACCCAACCTCCCCAGAATTCAACATATTGCAAGCCTTTTGTGCTACGTTTTCGTTTCTAAAGTAGGGTTGAATGCTTTCACCAAAGTCATCTGATGAAACATACCAAGCTTTACTTTCGTGAGAAAAATAAACGTAATATTTTTCTTCATCATTGTCTATCCAACTCAGTACCTCATCACCACACAACTCGTCCCTTAAAGCAAGTAACCGATTAAACCTACGCATCTCAACTGCCGCGCGTTCTGCTTGTTGCCGTTCTGGACGTTCCACTCCAAATTCCTTATGTGGAGTATCACTGCCGCCAACTACTTCAGACACCTTCCCATTACTCTGAATAAAAAAGTTTCCACCTTTAGGTTGCCACTTTACTGATTCAGCGACAATGCGTAATTCCAATTGGACGACCTTTGCTTTTAACTCTTGTAGTTCTTTTTGTAAATCGTTCATTTTGTTCTCTCCAATATTGTTTTAAGTTAAGCCTTGTGTGATCCATATCTATGTCGTACCGCAGGTTTAATTCGTCCATCATTCTTGGTCGTGACTTCCTGCCGTAATAATAAAATTTACCGCATTTAGTTATTGGCATAAATCAACCACACTTAGAGCTGGCACAGTTTAAACAAACTTTGCAGTTATCCATCATAATAACCGCTTTGGTATTACACTCATCACATAAGGTAGCATTGGCAGGATAACCAGATTCTTCACTACCCATTACTTCTTCACGCTTTGCTTTAATGAACGCCTGTTGATGCTCATCAACTTCAACTTTAATTACGCCTGTTGCAACCAGATGTTGCTCGATAACTGTTCCTATCTCAGCTACGAGTGAAGGCATATACACACCACCGCGTTTATAGTACCCACCCTTCGGGTCAAATACATTCTTCAACTCCTCAACAAGGAAAGTAGAGTCCCCACCTTTGCGCCATACCGCAGACACTAAACGTGTTAATGCAAGTACCCACTGAAAGTGCTCCATGTTCTTAGAGTTAATAAACATCTCATATGGGTGACGCTCGTCACCGTTAAGTACCATATCGTTAATCGTGATATACAGAGCGTGCTCTGATTGAGGTGTCTTAATCTTATAGGTCGTCCCTTGCAGATACTCTGGTCTAGGTAATAGCTCGTGCATCTTCTCTACATCTACAGATATTTCAGTTGTCAAGGAATCCTTGTCTACTACTTTGTAGCCTGTAATCTTCTTATCTATTGTGTATGTCATACTTACCTCTGATGTCTTATGTCATTAAAGATGGGGCGTTGTTCTTTGCATTTATCACACTCACGATACCCACGACTTTGATACACCCGCCAATGGGCGTGCTTACAATTCACTGCGCTAGGCACAGGCGTTACTGCTTCTACCTTTTTAACTTTGTCCATAGTATCCTCATTGATAAGCCAATAAACCCTACATAGGCAACAAGTGCCACCCAATCATCTAAGGTCATTGTCATCCCCTTTT